GGTGAAAGATATAATATTGGTGGTGGTCATGAGATGAGCAATCTTGAAATGGTCACAATGATTCTAGATTTAATGGGTAAGCCAGTAAACATGTATCAAAATTGGATTAATTTTGTCACTGATCGTAAAGGTCACGATTTTAGATATGCAATGGATGCAAGTAAAATTTATCGAGAACTTGGGTGGGCTGCAAAAACTAAAATTGCTCAAGGTCTAGAAAAAACTTTGGAGTATTATAATGCGTAAGGGAATTATATTATCAGGTGGTATGGGAACAAGATTATACCCATGCACTGAAGTCACATCAAAGCAATTATTGCCAGTTTATGACAAACCATTAGTTTATTATCCATTGTCTACGTTGATGATGGCTGGTATTCGCGACATTATGATCGTGAATTCGCCAAATGATGCTGAAGCATTCAAGCGTCTTTGTGGTGATGGTTCTCAGTGGGGAATCAACATTTCATATGCGATTCAAAATGAGCCAAAGGGTATTGCTGAATGTTTCCGTATTTGCGAAAAGTGGATTGGGAAAGATGATGTAACATTGATTCTTGGTGATAATATTTTCTACGGAAACGAATTGATCAATCGTTTCAATTCAGCAACTTGGAATAATGTTGGCTGCACTCTATTTGCATATCACGTTGCTGATCCAGAACGATTCGGTGTAGTCGAAGTCAACGAAGATGGAGATATTATTGGGATTATTGAGAAACCAAAATTTCCACCAAGCAATTATGCAGTCACTGGGCTTTACTTTTATGATAATAAAGTAGTAGACTATGCTTGGCAGATCTCTCCATCAGCAAGAGGTGAATTGGAAATTACAGATATTAATAATTTGTATTTGAAGAATCACGACGTGAAAGTTGAATATCTTAATCGAGGAATTGCTTGGATTGATACTGGCACTTTTGAATCACTCTCAGAAGCATCAGTGTTTGTTGGATCTGTTCAACGCAGAACTGGTATGATGATTGCATGTCCAGAAGAAATTGCATTTAAGAATGCCTGGATTACTGAGCCACAAGTTCGCGCTGCTGCAGACAAATATCATAAATCTGACTATGGAAAGTATTTGAGTAAAATACTAATGCAACATGAATATATTAGTAATCGGTAGAGGTTGGGTTGGGCATAAAATGTTCACGGAATTGGTTATCCGTGATCATGTTGTTAAATATGCTCCACACTCATATAATATTGAGAAGGCAGGAATAAAATACGATTGGGTGATTAATTGTGCAGGTGTGACTGGAAAGCCTAATGTTGATGCCTGTGAGAAAGAAAAACGTTTAACGTTTGAAGCAAATTCAATATTCCCAGCGTTATTATATGAGCAGTGTAAAAGAATGGGTATTAAATTTGCTCATTTTTCAAGTGGATGTATATACAAAGGAACAATCGATTCTGTAAATGCTGAGCCAAACTATTTTGGCAGCACATACTCAATCAGCAAGGGGATTTCTGACTCTTACTTAATTGATAAGGCAGTTGTTTTTAGAGTTCGTATGCCATTTACAAGCGCATATGAAGATAAAAACCTTCTGACAAAGTTGACCAAATATTCAACTTCAGGTAAACTAATAGAAGGTGGTCCAAACTCAATAACGGATTTGGATGAGGCTGTTACTGTTGCATGCGATATTCTTGAGAGAAATCTTGGTATTGGCGCATACAATCTTGTGAACACAGGAACTGTAACAACTCATGAAATTGCTGATATGTTGGGACTTGAAGCAAAATGGTATACACCAGAAGAATTTAAAGCAGTTACTGCTGCTGATCGATCAAATTGTGTCATTCCAAGTTACTCAGGAATGAGTGATGTGAAAGACGCATTGGCTAAACGTATTGAAACATTTAGAGGATTATATGACTGGATCTGATATTAATACAATGATTGCTGACCTTGTTGCTGCTGTTGGCACACCGAAGTATGCTTATAACTGCAAACAATTCAATCCTGAGAAAGATACTGTATTTTATTCTGGTCCATACTGGGATGAAAAGGAAGTCATTGCTGGTGTGACGGCATTCTTGACTGGCAAGTGGCTCGTTTCTGGCGAAAATGTTGCCAAGTTTCAATGGGCTTTCTGTCGCAAGTTCAATGTGAAGCATGCTCACATGGTCAACTCTGGTTCTTCTGCAAATCTCACTATGGTTGCTGCTCTCAAGAAGCATTTGGGTTGGAAAGACGGTGATCAAGTTATCGTCTCACCAGTAGGCTTCCCGACTACGATTGCTCCATTAGTTCAAAACGGACTTGCTCCAGTCTTTGTTGATATTGAAATGAAAACGCTCAACTTTGATCTTGATCACGTTGAGAAGTGGATCACCGATAAGACCGTTGCGATTTTTGTTTCACCTGTTCTTGGCAATCCGCCAGATATGGATCGAATCAAGGCTATGTGCGAGAAACATGGTATCCGTTTGATTGGTGACAACTGCGATTCATTAGGCACTCGTTGGGACGGTAAACTGCTGACGGATTATTACTATGCGTGGACAACATCTTTCTATCCTGCTCACCACATTTCGACGGGCGAAGGTGGCATGGTTTGCTCAAACGACGAACAACTCATCAACACTGCTCGCAGCATTAGTTGGTGGGGTCGTGATTGCCGTTGCGTCGGTGCTGCTAATCTATTGGCTTGTGGAACATGTGGTAATCGCTTTGATAAATGGCTTGAAGGATATAATGGAATAATTGATCACAAGTATCTCTTCTCGAATATGGGATACAATCTCAAACCACTTGATCTTCAAGGTGCCATTGGTATTGAGCAGTTGAAGAAGATTGATGAGATTGACGTCAAGCGTCGTGTGAACTTTGCGCGCATCAAACATCTCTTTGAGAAGTATGTTCCTGGTGTTCGTGTTGCTGAAAATCTTTTACTTGCTGATCCTTCTTGGTTCGGTGTTCCATTGATTACTGACACACCAGAACTCAAAGAAAAACTTCAAGCATACTGTGAGGCAAATCGAATTCAAACTCGTAATTACTTTGCTGGAAATATTCTGTTGCATCCTGGTTACAAGCATCTTGATGATGCTTCGAAGTATCCAAATGCTAACAAGGCATTGAGCAATGTATTCTTCGTTGGTTGCCCACCGCATTATGGTGAAGATGTATTTGCTTACTATGAGAGTGTAATTAGTAAATGGCTTTCGTAAATGTTTTCGGAGGATATGGGTTTGTTGGAAGCGAGTATTGCAAAGCCTCGAAGAATGGACTCATCATCAACTATCGAGATAATTACGAAGTACGCAGTGCTGAGTGTGTTTATTTTATTAGTACTGTCGACAATTATAATGTACACGTCGATAACTTATTGGATATTAATACTAACCTCGTTGTCTTAATGAAGGTTCTTGATAATTATCGAAAGTATGTACAGAGAACTGGTGAGCAAGGTTGTTTTAATTTCATCAGTTCTTGGTTTGTTTACGGTAAAGATTCTGGTTTCGGGGAAGGTTCTCGTGGTATACCCGAAACTGATTCTTGCGACCCAAAAGGATTCTATTCAATTACAAAGCGTTGCGCTGAGCAGTTGCTTATGTCTTACTGTGAGACATTCAATTTAAACTATCGTATCTTGAGGCTGGCTAATGTCCTTGGTAAAGAAGATAAAAAAGTATCTGCAAAGAAAAACGCGCTCCAATACCTATTGGGTGAACTCAAAGCAAACAGACCAATCGACCTCTACGATTCTGGTTATTTTTATCGTGATTATATTGACGTTAGGGATTGCGCTCGAGCAATCGATCTTTGTGTACGAAATGGCGAACAAAATAGCATCTATAATATCGGGAACGGTAGAGGGATAATCTTTCGAGACGTTATTCGTTATGCTCGTGATGCGATGGACTCTGGTTCTGAAATGCGCACGATTGAACAGAAGGAGTTCCATAAGAAAGTTCAATCATCTCGTTCTTTCTTTATGGATAACACCAAATTACAGAGTCTTGGCTATCGTCCAGAACATTCAATCAATGAAACGATTGATGACATTATACACGATGTCTTAACTGATAAAAATAACTAAATATACTATAATCCCACAGTGTGGAGAGAGTATGTTTGGCTTCAAACAATATATTCCATTATTAACAGAGGCGAAAAAGCCTGTTCGTGGAATATTACATTTACCCCATCCTTCTGAGTCTGCTTTTGCTTCTCGCAAAGGTGCAGTAGGATCTACTCTCTCCAAAATCCAAGGAGTCATCAGCGGTCGCGCTCCACTGACTCGTAAAATTGACGATCGTATGTCGTTTCAGGTTATTCGCACACCTGAAGGAAAAGTTGGTGTAAAATATAAAGGCACTGGCGCAACTTATAACTTCTCTCAAGAAGATATTAAGAAACAACATAGCGAAAAACCATATATCGCTGGACCATTAATGAATATTCTCAAGCACGCTGATAAAGTGCTTCCAAAGGGTTCAGGCGAATATCAGGGTGGATATCTGAGTTCTCTTGAGGATCGCACAGAAGAAGACGGTAAGATCGGTCACAAACCAAATACTATTCGTTATTCTGTAGATAAGAAATCTCCAGAAGGTAAGAAACTCTCAAAGGCTCCATTGAGTATCGTTCTGCACTCTCGTATTGCAGAAGATGGAAGCACGACTCCGATTGGTGAGGGTGAACTTCAAGAACATCCAGATGTTCATTTGATGAGCCACCTCGTTTCTACCGATGAAAGACGTCTCAGCCCAGAAGCAAAAAGAAAAGCACTCGAACATATCGCTGCAGCAAAAAAACTCTCAAAAGATCATTCACATGATCACCATGAAGGTCATGAAGAAACATTAGTTCGTTATGCAAACTCAACTGTTGATAGTGGAGAAAAGCCAAGCGCAAAGGGTTACACAAAATTTCTTCAACAAGATCATCAAAAGAAGATTGATAAAGTTAAAACTGAGAAGGCAAAGGCTCAAAAGACTGAGGCTATGAGAGCAGCGATTAATCATGTAAATGATAATCTAGATAAGTTTGATAAAACATTTGAGGTCCATCATCATATTCACCAAGCAACACAAGCGGTTGCAAATGCTCTATCAAAAACAGCACATGGTGGATATTCGCACCACATCGATGATCAAGAAGCAGCTGGTGAAGGGTTTGTTTCTAGAGGAATGAAATTTGTTCCTCGAGCATTTACTGAAGCAAATCGTAAACGTTCAGCAGCATTAAAAGCACAAAAGAGTGTCATATGAGTAAAGCAACATTTACTTTTGGAAGATTTAATCCACCAACTGAAGTGGGTCATGGCAAATTGGTTTCTGCTGTGCAAACGCATGCAGAAAAAAGTGGTGGTCGTCATTATATTTTCCCATCGCACTCTCAAGATGCAAAAAAGAATCCATTGACTCATGGTGAAAAGGTCGGAGCAATGAATCGTTTATTTCCAAATGCAAATATTGTATCGCATGGTAAAGTTCGCACTGCTATTGATGCAATGAAGTATTTGGAAAAGCAAGGACACAAAGAAGTCACAATGGTTGTGGGTTCTGATCGTGTTGATAACTTTAAATCGCTACTCAATAAATATAGAGAAAAAGAATATTCAGGAATTAAAAAAGTCAACGTTGTTTCAGCAGGACATCGCGATCCAGATGCAGAAGGCGCAGAAGGAGAATCTGCTTCTAGGCATCGAGCATTGGTAGCTGCTGGAAAAAGAGACGAATTTATTTCAAAATACAGCGACAAGAAACTTGGCGCACATATACATGATAAGGTAAAAGCAGGTATGCAAATGGAATCAGTTTCACCAGTTGGTATTTTCTTACTTGGCGGTCCAGGAAGCGGAAAGGATTATGTTCTCAAGAATATTTTTTCTCGTTTTGACTTGACTGAAGTCCAAGCTGATCAAATTTTAAATGGTGCTGCAGCAGATTTATTTGAATCAAAGCAAAACATCGTTATCAATGGTGCTAACGATGCTGATAAGATTGAGATGATTCAAACTGTTCTAGAAGGATATACTTTTGATTTTGTTCATGTATCAGTAACAAATAAAGTTTCTCGTTTGCGTAATGAACAACGCGAACTACCAATGATAGAAAGTAAAAGAATTGACAAATTTTTGAGAGCAGAAGAACTTGCTAAAGATGTTGAAGCATTTATTTTTAACAACTCAATTAATCTAAATGAATCTTCTGAAATGGAAAGAGTATTCTTTGGTGCTCAAATTGAAAAATTGCTCGAGCGCGTTATTGAACTGGGTCTAGAAATTAAAACAACACCAGAACCAAAATCATTCACAGTCATTAAAGAAAAATATTTTCCACCTGTGGCAAAACATAAATCAGGATTGCCAAAGAAATATGTTGGTAAACTCTCTGATGCAACTGCAGCTGCTCGAAAGGCTCATTGGAAAAAGATGGGCAAATTGTCAGATAAAGATCCAAGAGCATATGAACCAGCTCCTGGCGACGCAACATCAAAGACGAAACCAAGCAAGCATACAATTGCTGTTCGTAAAATGATGGCAAATGAAGCTGAAGAACTACCAAAGAAACTTCGTCATGTCGCAAAGAGTGGAAATATCACTGCGGTGAAAGAGCGTCAAAAAGAAAATAAAATTGAAGAAGGAACTGATTCCTCACTCGCAGCAAAAGCAGCAAAGTCTGGCATTTCTGTTGGAAC